TGTTTTACTACTTTGTCAGCAAAGCGGTTGGTATTTTTACTTTGATGAGAATAATATATGCAGGATTGGTAAATTAAAGGCGTCTTTGTCAAACGTTAAGTTTACTTTTTCTGACTCTGATGTATTAGAGTTTTCTTATTCTTATAATGATAATTCGTTACGAAATAAAGCAATCGTATGGGGAGGGTATGATTCTAGTTCTAAGAAACCCGTTCTCTTTAGTAAGAGAGTTTATACTCCCTGGGATAGACATAAAAAAGATATTCGCTCGGTTGTTTTAAGTAACGGTGCAATTCACTCTTTAAAGGTGGCAAAATATTTAGGCAATCTTCTTTTAGCGACTTTTAGCAAACTAAATAAAGAAAAGAAATTAGTTGCCCCAGGATTTACAGGATTAACTATTGGAGATGTTGTTAGATTAAATTTAACTTATCACAAAAGCACGAGTATTATTACAGATATAGAAGTAAATGTAAGTTCGGCAGGAGTAAAAACAACTCTAACTTTGGATAAACGATGCCCAAGATTATTTGCTTGGTTTGATTGGGGGACAAACCCAAATTACAATGACTATGTCTATGTCGGAACTCAGGGAGGGGGAGTAAAAAGAAAATATATAGGTGGGACTGGTTGGTATGATTTTAGTTCTGGGTTAGGGAATCTAACAGTTAAGGACTTAAGAATTTATGCTGGCAATTTTATTTGTGTTGCAGATGATGGATATGCGTACATTCGCAGTGAGGGTACCAATTGGTCAAAATTACGTCCAGGTTCTTTTTCAGATGGAATTAATGAATACACAGAAGAAGAAGTAAAAGCAATTAGCTGCTCGATTGACCAAGTTACTGGAGATTATTTTGTAGGTTATAATTATTACGAATTAGATACAGATTTTCATACTTTTAGGTCTTGGGTTGTTCAATTTGATAGTTCTGGAAAGGTAAAAAATAAATTTCCAGTTTCACTATATTTTACAAATAGAGTGTTAATTCATGATTTAGATAGACACTCAGCGAATACTTTTATTGCTGGTATAGGAGATATTTCAGACTTTCTGAAGGTAGGTGAACGTAATACTTATCCTATTAAAGCACCTGAAGAAACTTTGCCTTTTATTTTTGGTCCTCAATTACTTACTACATCGGGAGGAGTTGTAGAGGATAAGCATCAAGACAACTATCTTTATAGTTCATCTGGAGTATTAGTTTATTCTGGGGCATTTTTGTCTGGTTTGGCGAGAGATGTATGCTCATATATCAAAAGTTTTGACTGGATAAGTACCCATTCATTATATGATAATGGAAGAATATTTACTTTAAGTTTCCATGGTGGTTATGGATTGTCTATTTATGACTTTACACCAAGTGGGGTAACAACCCTAACTGGACTACCTATTCGTCATCCCAACTTAATTAGTGGGATGATTCCTCCATTTGGTTATAATAATAGATTTCTACATTTAGAGAAGAAGGCTGACCATCCAGAATTACATTATATTACTATAGATACATACGGGCAAGGGCAAAGACCGACTTCCTCTGATGGAAATAAAATTTTTCACGGGAAATATATTTTTACAGATTACAGTTATACAACACTATCTGGCACTGAAATAATCAAGAATAGGGAAATCTTTGTTGATGAACCTCAAAATTTAGGACATTTTAATTTTTGTTTCAGAGGACAGGGCGGCCTCTATAATCAAGATGTGCTTTGCGATAACGGGGTTATTTTAGCGCCATTTTGGGCTGAATATGGAAATCATTTGGGTTTATTTCTTGTTAGATATAATGTAGAAACTCAAGAAAAAAGAATTGTAAAAGTTTTAGAGGAATCATCTCTTTATGATGTACATTGCTTATATGTATCACCACCAATAAAAATCCCCTATGCTAGTGCAGCAGTTATCGGTGCAAATTTCTGGGTATTAGATAAAAAATCAATTATAGATGGACAATGTAGAATTTTAAGTAATGTGCCTATTATATCATCTTATCTTATTTTTGTTGCTTTAGGTAATAAGGTTTTTAATGATGATAATTATGAACAAATTGAAGCAACCCCTCCAGTTGATTTTAACGAATTTTGTTTTGTTAAAAGAGTTTATTGGGCTAAGGTAGAGAGTGATGGTGCATGTTCAAACCCTGAATCAGGGGGGAACGGGCTAATTGTGTGGTTATTAGGTTCTGAGCTTCCTACTGGAAATAATAACATTATTTGTCGAGGGCATGTATTAGATGAAAAGGGTACAACAATCATAGATGCTTATATAGAATTTAATTACCAGAGTTTTTACTATAAACCCTGGGTTCCTAATCCCTGCTGCTATGACCCTGAAGAGTCTGTTTATCCAACGTGGATATCTCGGCGAGCGGGTGGGTTTGTTAGGCTTAATGTTAACAAGGATGGATTTATAATACCATTATTGACAAAAAGTTCTATAGCTGACTCTCCCGCACCTTTGATTTCCGTTCCTCTAGTTGCACCTTCTGGTTATTTACCCTCCTACATCGGCGCGCATAGACTTTCACGTGGTTATAATTTTTATATTGGGAAGATAGACCCTTTAACGGGGGATGAAGTTCAAATACCTATTCCAGTTTTTTATGAATGGGATTTAGGCAGCGTTCTCCCTCATGTTTGTCCTTATATAGATTTTTTTGACAATACAATTTATGTCTTTACATCCTGCTGGGGAGGAGGAAACTTATACGGAATTGACTATAATACTGGAATTCTAAAAAAGTTTATTACAGGGTTTTATTTTGAAATGGCTTTTGGTGAGAAATGTGAATCAGCTCCTCCAGTAATTCACAATGGAATTTTGTTTAGGAGAAGCGCTTTTTGGGTATTTAGGACAACTGTTACAGGATATTTTGTATTTCCTGTTTTATATCAAAATTATTTTGGAACTACAAATTTAGTTAATGTAGAACTATTACCTATAAATGTTGAGGTATCAAAGGTTTATCCTTATATTACTTATAACCCCTTTGAATATTGGTTACCAAGCGTTTCAGGGTCTTTAGTTCCCTTTAGTGGTGGTTTAGGGACAAAAATTTATACAATTGATTTTTCAGCTTTTAGTTACACCAGCTTAACGGGAAATGATGAACGCATTGTGGACATTATGGAAATTCCATATATTGCATCAGGAATTGTAGAATCTGGTATAATTGATATAGAAAATATGCGTTATATTGCAATTCCTGTTAATAAGAGTTTATATATCCAAGATATTGATTTAAATACAAGTCCTGCAGTTCTTAAGTACAGTAATAATCTTATTTATCATGTTGAAACTTCTAATATTCCTCCAACACCATTTGTATTTATGAATGACTTAAGTACATTTTACGAATTTGATAAGGAAATTTGGAGAACATGTCCCAATCCCTCTGCCAAAATTTTGACAATTCGTGTGGATGATTTATTATGAATTTTGAACGATTTTTTTATGAGGTTCTTGATAATGTAAGAAGGTATATTGAGTCTCGACCTCTTCATTTGGGAGGTTCAAGTGGAGAAGCTGGAGGTGAAGGCTCTAGACCTGGGGGTTATATAGGGTATTTACCTCAAACAAGGGTAGCTTATGACACTAGCGAGGCGGCTACACCAACAACTTCTGGTTCACCTTCTCTCTTAGATAATTTAAATCATATTCGCTATCGAATTGGCAACCTTGAAACAGCATTAACATATTCTGGTTTGACAATTCAAGAGGAGGGCACAGTTGTTGCTAATGATGTTCGTTTAATGAATTTTATCGGAGCGGTTGCAGTTGAACCTATTGGCAATAGCGGAGTTAATATTTTTATTACAACATCTGGTTTAGAAAATAATGTTATCATTCCCTCTGGTATTTGTAATGTAAATTTATCTAGTCAAATTGATGGTTCCAGAACTACTTTTTCCCTACCTCACAGTATTTTACAAAATAGTTTACAAGTTTTTCTTAATGGGTTGCAACAAACTCCAACTAGTGTTAGTTCAAATAGTTTTCAACTAGACTTTGCTCCTCAAACTGGTGATATTCTCTTTGTAAATTATGATGTTGGGGTTAGTGTCCCATTAGCAATTCCTATTAGTCATGGTTCATTATCCAATCTAGATGCAGATGACCATATTCAATATCTTAATTATGAACGGGCAATAAATTATTTTTATACAAAAGATGAGGTTAATTCTTTAGTTGCTCCAATTACGATTTTTTCTGGGCTACTGCCTGGGCAATTAGGAAGTCTTATTGTCGGGAATGGAAATGGTTTTAGTAAATTGTATCATCCAGCAAGTGGCAATCTAATTTTAGTAACCGACTTGACTGAATCCCTAGGAATGCGTTGGGCAAATCTAGACGCGATTAGCTTTACTAAACAGATTAGGCAACAAATTGTTTTTACAATCGCGGGAAATAATTTATATAATATTGAAGTGAAACCAATTAGAATTTATCTTCATCAAGTAGGTGATAATCCTAAAATTGAGGAAATCTTGTGTTATGTAAATACCCCGCCAAGCACAAATAATTTAAGATTGAAAATCTTGAAAAATGGTTCAAATATTCTTACTACGCCCAATTATATTGAAATCCCAGTTGGGCAGAAAATAAAAACTATAAACACGGGATTTAATGATTCGATTACTTATAATGATTACTTTCAACTTGAGATTTCTCAAGGCGATATAACAGCGAGTGATTTGACAGTTCATATTCGTATTGTTTCGGAGGTTTAAAATGGCTTTATTATTTGCTACTGGATTTGAGACTAATAGTGATTTAGCCAGTTATTTTGATGCCGGAGATTTTAGATATTTTTTATCTTCTCCTGGAAGAAATGGTAATTATGCTCTTCGGGGGATTTATGGAGGTGGAGACGTAATAAAAAGAATTCCCCGGGGAGTATCAACTGCTATATCTGGAGTAGCATTCATTACATATGCTTTTCATTACGACCATTATTTTTTGGGTTTCGCTAATTCATCAGATAATATGAATGTAGAATTACGTGTAAATACTTTGGGTTTGCTTTATGTGTCTATTAGGCAAGGAGCTGCATATTATTCTACGAATATTTATATTAATCTTTATACTTGGTACTATGTTGAGATGAAAGCTTACTGTGCTTCATCTGGAGGATATGTTATAGTAAGACTAAATGGGGTAGAAATTTTAAATGTTTCTGGGATAAATACTGCTTTTGATAGTAGTAATCCAAAAACTGAAAGAGTTAAAATTAGGGGTCATGACGGGTTTTTTTTCGATGATTGGTATATTTGTGATAATTCAGGTACGAAAAATAATGACTTTCTTGGAGATATAAAAGTATTATCCTATACTCCAACAAGGGATGGCTCGCGTATTGATTTTTCACCTGTAGGGGCTGCCTCAAACTACCAAGCCGTAAATGAGACTCTGCAAAATAGTGATACAAATTATGTTACCCAAAGCGGAATTGGGATGTACGATTTATATGGGTTTACAGCACCTAGTATAAGTGGTTCTTTACTTGGTATTCAACAAACTGTTACAGCAAGAAAAGATGACTCAGGAACTAGATTTATTAAATTAATCGGCTCTTATGGTAGTAATAATGCAGAATCTAGTTCTATTTCTTTATTAGATACTTATAGAACATATTTTAATATCTATGAATCTAGAATTGGAACTAGTGAAGATTGGACTTTAAATGATTTAAATTCAGCCGAATTTGGATTTAAGATAGTAGAGTCATAATGCCAGTTAGAGTTACACAAGTTACATTAGATAATATAATTCGCGGTATTCCGAAATCGCGAGTTACCCAAGTTACGTTGGATAACGTGATTCGCGGTATTCCGAAGTCGCGAGTCACCCAAGTTACGTTAGATAACGTGATTCGCGGTATTCCGAAGTCGCGAGTCACCCAAGTTACGTTAGATAACGTGATTCGCGGTATTCCGAATTCGCGAGTTACCCAAGTTACATTGGATTTAGTTATTGCTGAGCTTAGACCAGTGAGAGTTACTCAAATAACTGCTGATATAATCATGGCTAATCCTAAAATAGGACAATATGATTATACTGTTCAGGTTATCTAGATTACAAGGAGGATAACATGTTGTTGCTTGAAAATGCACGAAAATTTTTTACGCCAATTAAGCTATTTTCATTTATAATTATAATGATGGCAATAATTAATGGGTTTGAAATACGCTTTACTTCTATAAACGAATACAATTTTTTGGTTAATTTTCTTATTAGGATTTTACTGTTTAATGCTGCATTCTTTGGAATTTTCGGCAATGGAAATACAACTAGGCTGCGGGCTACGATAGTTTCTTTGCCGTTTATCTATTTTGGTATCTATTATTTACTGCTATTTTTCCAAGAAGTTATAATTTTATACTTCCTAAATGCCATAATATTCATAATTTTAGGCGTGTGGATTTTACTTTTTGGAGATTATTATGAATGAACAAATCATTGCCGCTTTAATCGCTGCTATTGTAGGATTTATAACAAATGTTGTCATAAAGAAAATAGAAAAAGAAAAGCCTAAAGAGGAAAAAGATAAAACTGCTATTGAGACAGCGGAAAAATCATTAAGGATTATGAAAGAAACGCTTCTTGTCTTAGAAGATAAAAATAAAAAACTGGAAGACAAGATGTTACAATATGAAGATAATAAACAATTAATTAATATGTTGTATTCAATAATTTATGATATTTTACAATCTCCCGAAATTATCATCCCTCCTGAAAAGAGGAGGGAGATAGAAACTAGTATTCAACGAGGATGGAAAAATGCCAAGACGGAAAATTAGACCAAACTTAGATGTAGATATTACCTGGGATGATGTAAGTAATAAGCCATCTCTAATTACAGGTTCAGGGACAACTAATGCTATCCCCAAATTTACGGGGACGAATGCGATTGGGAATAGTGTAATGAGTGAGATTTCGGATGGAGTGCAGATTCAAACTGGAAAGACTTTGGTACTAAATGGGTATGGGTTGGATACAAATGGGTATTTTGCAAAGTTTCCATCTCACACTATGAGAGACCATTTCACAACTAGTAACTTGTCGTCTTATTGGACTGGATGGACAACAACGCCATCTTGGACTGTCTATAATGTTATCAATCATTTATTACAAGCTACCCCAAGCAGTTCTCAAGTAAATATAACTTGTTTCTTGTATAAAAGTCAAAACGTACCTATCAATGGCAGCATTAATGCGTGGTGTGCTGCCGACTCAAATAATGTAGATGTGGGTATAAGAATTGATAATGGATATATAGACAATAATAATGAATACTCCGTCGAATTTTTCATCAGAGGTGGTGTTGGAACTTACAGCTCTTATGATGCTGCTTTGTTCAAACGCGAACGTTCTGGAACAACAATAACAGAAATACAACTATCTAGTACGTTTCCTGGGGGAAAAGCCCTTTATTTGAGAATGACTATTGGAACATCATCAATAATTTGGCTTTATGCAAATGATGATGTACATAGCAGTTTTACTGCGTCTGCATCTTATAGTTTTACTCCCACCCGACATGGTATATTTGTTCGTAATCGAACCAGCACGGGTCCCAGGGCAGGTTATTTTCATTTCTATTACACAAATTTTTAAGAGGTCTTATGGACATTTATCGCACAGGACATAATTCAATTTATATACAATCTAAAAAATACCCCGCTTTGCGAGTGGAATTAATACTATCTGATAAGGACACAGAAGAAGCCGCAGAGAAAAAATTATTAGAACAATTACAAAAAGCAGAAGTAGAATACGAACAAACTATGAACTTTATGCCAGACGAAGAAGGTAATTTAGTCGAAATTCCAAAAGATAAACCAACATTATCAACTATCAAACGCTGGATTCGGGAGTATCGCAATCAACTACTTACCGAAAGTGATTTTGCTGTTTTACCTGATGTACAAACTAACAAACCTGCATGGCAAGCGTATCGGCAACGATTACGGGATTTACCAGCGACCTGGAAGCTAGATACCGACAACCCAGAAGTGGATTTATCGCAAATTTATACTTATAACGATGTGGTAACATTACCGTTTCCTAATCCCCCTAAATAGGGGAAAATGAAAAAAAAATCGACAGAGATGTTAGGTTATAATTACTGTGGTAAAATTAAATTATAGATAATTTTTGAGTAGAGGAGGTATAAAATGTCTGAATTTTTACTTTGGCTCGTCAGTGGTGGTTGTGTTATTGCAGCCTCATGGGCTTTAGAGCAGGTAGATTGGTTTCAAAATTTAACTCCCCAACAAAAGAGATATTTGCAGTTTGGTTTAAGTGCTTTTCTAGGTTTGGGAGCTTTATTGGTTTCAAATTTTGTCCCTCAGGAAATTTTAAGAACTTTAGAGCCATACTTTCAAGTTTTAGCTTCTGTGTTTGGGATGATTTTCTTAAATCAAGCTGCGCATAGTTTAGACCCTAATAGGAAAAAGACTTATGGTTAGAAAGTATATTAATCAATTTAAACGAGCCTTTAAGAGCTTATCTAAGGAGGAAATTAAAGCTCTTAAAGAAGAACATGAGGACTCTTTTATTAGGAGTGGAGCTTTAGCAGTGGGTTATGATGATGAGGGATTAGTTATCTTTACAGATAAAGACATTCCCTATCTAAATAGTTATAGCCTAAGCAAAGTTAAAGTTATTAAAGTAGATTCATTTAAAGCCTATAATAGGACGGCTAAGATTCGACCTTTACAGGGGAGTATTTCTATCGGGCATGAAAAAGTTACGGCGGGAACTCTTTCTCTAGTTGTACAGGAAAAAACTAGTGGTGAATTTTTACTTTTGTCAAATAATCACGTATTTGCTAATACAAATAAAGCTCAAATTGGAGATAGCATTTACCAACCTGGTAAATATGATGGGGGTACTGAGGTTGTGGGGACTTTATATAAATTTATCAAATTGGAAAATGGTACAACAGTTGATGCAGCCCTGGCTAAACCAACCGCTAAATATTTGACAGGAATCTGGAATTTACTTCCTACAGTAAATGGGTGGAAAGACCCCTCAGTTGGGATGTCTGTAAAGAAATATGGGCGTTCTACAGATGCTACATCTGGTTCTGTTACTGCTATCGGAGTTACAGTTAATGTTGATTATGGCGGGACAACTTATACATTAAAGGATTGCTTTATTTGTAAAATGGGTGGCGCCCCTGGAGATAGTGGCTCTCCAATTTTAGAACAGGGAAGTAATAAAGTAGTTGGTATTCTTTTCGCAGGTGGAGGGGGGTATATCGTAGGATGTAAAATCAGCAATATAATGAACCTTCTTAATATAGATATTCCATTTGATAGGCGAGAGGTTATTTTAGATATTTCTAAGTGGAATGGGCGGATTTTAGATGTAAATAAAATGAAGGAAAACAATGTCATTGGGGTCATTGTCAAATGTACTCAAGGAGATTATACTAAGGACTCTAAATTTGAAGAGTTTTGGCAAATTCTAAAGGATGCTAAGATACCCGTTAGTTGCTATATTTTCGTTGACCCTAAAGTAAGTGCTGAGGCTCATTTTGAGTTTTTTAAGAAATCACTGGGCGATAAGATTCCCGATTTTCCAGTTGCTTTAGATTGTGAATTTGATAACGGGCAGTCTAAAGAGAAAATTACTTCTGTAATTCAGAAACTAGCTCAATTGCTAGAAGAGTGGCTGAAGCAATATAATTTACACCCGCCTTTGATTTATACAAGAGGCTCATGGTGGAATGCCTATGTTAATAGATGGTCTGGTTGGTCTAGATACGGATTATGGGTAGCTAGATACGGAACTGATTTGCCCTGGTTTGGTGAGAAAGATTCTTATCGACCTTTAGATTGGACAAAGTGGGAGTTATGGCAATTTTCCGCCGATGGTAACTTTGAAGGTAAACTATACGGCTTAGAGAGCAATCATGTAGATAAAAATATTGCTACTGCCGAATTTAAACAAAAGTATCTATCTGGAACTCCCACACCCCCACCTCCAGAGCCTGAATATAAATATAAAGGAACTGTTCTGGTTGACAACTTGCGAATTAGAAAAGCTCCAAATATCGGCGCGCCTATTGTAGGATACCTGAGAAAAGGTGAAACTGTCGGGATTGAATCCATTGTTTTAGATACTTCAGGTAATAAGTGGGTAAAATTAGGTCTTGACAAATTTTCAGCTTTTGTGTATAATGGTAACAAGTATATAGAAGTACATGGATTAGGAGATGAACCGCCCAGCAAGAAAGGCAAGGTAGTTGTAAATGTTTTAAATGTAAGAGATAAGCCTGTGGGCGCTGTAGTAGGAAAACTTTATTACGGAGATATTATTAGCATTTTTGAAGAAGTAAAGGTAGGTTCTGATATATGGATAAAAATTGGAGAGAATAAATACTGTGCAATGCTATACAATGGTCAGAGATATGTTCAATATGTTTAGGAGTAGGAGGAATATGGAAAGTTTATTAATTTTCTTATTAACATTTTTAACAGGCATTGTAGTTTACAGTTTTTATCTAATTTCTAAACGACCAGAAATACCTTTAGATAGGGACTTGCTTTCTTATCGGATTACCTATCTTAATCAAATCGGAGAGGAGAGACACAAAATTATCTTAGCGCGGAATTTCTTTGAAGCTATAAGTGATTTCGAGGCTAAATATCCAGAGTGTGAGGTAATTAACTGTCAGGACTTAAAATCACTTCTTACAAAATCTAAAGAATAGAAAGGAGAATAAAATGTTTAAAGCTGTGCTTGGGAATAAGGTTTTTACGGTTACCTGGGTTCATGATGTAGAACATCGACAAACAATGTGCTTTATTGAATCTCCGAACGGGCAAATCTATACAGGATTTGCAAGAGTACACCCCGAAGATAAATATGTCAAAGCTATTGGGCGGAAGGTTTCTCTAGCAAAAGCACTTCAAAATTTTACTTCTAATAAAAGTATTAGAAAATTTTTTTGGGATGAGTATAAAAAGCGCTGCAAACTAAATTAGGGGTATTTCGATGAGATTTCCCGTTGATTCAGTAATTGTTACTCAGGAGTTTGGCGAGAATCCTGATAAATATCCGAAAACAGGGGGACATACAGGTATTGATTTTGCGGGCAAGCTGGGCGACTTTATTTATGCTGCCGAAGATGGTAAGGTCAAAAAGATAGGATTTGACCCCCAGGGCTATGGTAATTATTTAATCATAGATTGTGATAATGGAATAGAAACTCTTTATGCTCATCTAATGAGTACTCCAAAAGTAAGCGGAAAGGTTAAGCGAGGGCAGATTATAGGCTATATGGGAAATACTGGCTGGTCTAGCGGAGTGCATTTACATTTTGAGGTTAGATTAAACGGAAAACCTCAAAATCCTAGGTTCTTTTTTGATGCTGTTGAGGGGTTACGAAAAGTTACTAAGAATAAACCGAGTATTAACCTAAGGATTAGTCCTGTTCTATCTCCTGAAACAATTTATGCAACTTTGTATGCCGATGATACTTTTGATGTACTAGAGGAAAATCAAAATTGGGTAAGAATCAAAATAGATAAGGAGCTTTGGGTTCATAAATCGGTTATAGAGAGAGTTAAATAAGAGGAATCAAAATTTCCTAGGAAGAATTAGAATGATTCTATTGTTTTAAAATACGTCTATGAAGGAAAGGAGTAACGTCATGAATGAGGTAAAACATCGTCCACCGTTTCCCTGGTTTGGAGGGAAATCAAGAGTAGCTGACATTGTTTGGGATAAATTAGGAGATGTTGATTTATATGTTGAACCATTTTTCGGTAGTGGTGCGGTCTTGTTTCTAAGACCTACTACGCCTAAACTAGAAACCGTAAATGATAAAGATAGCTTAATTGCCAATTTTTGGAGGGCTGTTAAACATGACCCTGAACAGGTAGCTTATTATGCTGATAATCCTGTAAATGAAGCCGACTTGACGGCGAGGCATATTTGGTTAATTAAATATGGATTACCTAATATTCAAGAGAGAATTTTTGCTGACCCAGATTTCTATGATGCAAAAGTAGCTGGATGGTGGGTATGGGGAATCTGCTGTTGGATAGGTAGCGGTTGGTGTAGCGGGGATGGGAAATGGACTGAACATGGGGGGAAACTTGTTGATAAAAAAACTATTAACGAATTAGATGGGGTATATAAACAAAGACCTCATATATCTCAAAGTGAGGTAGGAGTTAATACCATAGTTAAGGGGGTATCTAAAAAAATACCTCATATATCTCGTGGAAAACTAGGAGTTAATGCTATAGCTGGGAAAGTTAATAAGCAAACACATCATCCTTTAATTGAGTATTTTAACACTTTAAGTGAGAGGTTGAGATTTGTTAGAGTTTGTTGTGGAGATTGGTCAAGGGTAGTTACTAAGGGCGCGCTAGATTATGGAAAATCTGTAGGAATATTCCTTGACCCCCCTTACAAGCAGGGTTTACGAGATGATGATTTATATAATGAGGATACAGATAATTTATCCGCCCAGGTCAGGAAGTGGTGTATAGAAAACGGTAACAATCCCAGGTATAGAATCGCCTTATGCGGATATGAGGGAGAGCATAATGAGCTAGAAGAATTCGGCTGGAAAAAAGTCGAGGGTAAGGCAGTTAGAGCTTATGGAAACAGTAAAAACAAAAACTCTCCCAATGCTGAAAACAGGTATAAGGAGAGAATCTGGTTTAATCCCAACTGTATCAATTTAGATAATCAGGAGGAATAAAGATGCCTTATAATATCCCCAAGAATCTAGGAGGGGATAGCCCCGAAAACACGAAGTGGATGGAGGAGTGCGTTAACTCTATTACGGGAATCAATAAACGCACTCGAAGACCCTATACCAAAGCAGAAAAGATAGCCATTTGTAAAACTATGTTGCGAGAGAAAAAATCGCGCGAGGATGCAGAACTCCTCATCAATGGGAGAATTAATCAACTAGTTCTCCGCGTAATGCGAAACGATAACCTGACCTTTAATCAAGCCCAGGCAAAAGTATTAGCTTTATGTAATAAGTATGAATTTGATTTTGATAGGGTACTAAGAGAGCTATGATTATCGAGCTGGAGAAAATAAATCAACTACCGAGGGATTATATTTACAGAGCCTTTGTCGGGCTGCCCAAAATAGAATTTGAAATCGCCTATAAGTTTAAATATCTTTATTTTATCCCATATAAACTAATAAACCCGCCCTAAATAAATATTTTTACCCTTTTCATATTTATATTTATAGATTTTCCCCTTTATCCTAACCAAGCCTTTTTCCTCCTCAGGCTTGGTTTTCCATTTAATATTATTATTAATCCTCAAATTACATAGCCGATTATCTAATTTATCGCCGTTAATATGCTCGACCTTAAAACCTTTCGGCGGGTTAACTAAGAATCTATGTAAATAAGTAAGCCCCCCATGGAAATCATTCGTCGCCAGGTAGCCATTAATTAACCTCCACCTGTACTTCGTTAAGAGATACTTATACTCCTCGTCTATCTTCACTCTGTCAAAAATTTCGGCGGGAATCATAAATCCTCCATTAGTAAGTATATCAGAGAGGAGAGTAGAGTGGCTAAAGATGGATAGAGAGAGTTAAGGGGAGATTATCGAGAATTTACGGATTGAGAGCGGTGGTGGGAGGGGGAGTACACCAGCGCCAGCAATTCTCGTTGCAGGCAATTTTTTCGGGCGCAACATTTGTTGCAGCAATGCGGATTGCGGGGTTGGAAGCTTGCATGCTATATTTTTTGCAATTTGCACTGCAGAACGGAAGATTAAAAAATAGAACGCAAGATTAGAGTTTGGTTAGAGTTGCTAAAAACTCTTGACATCGGACAATTTGGTTGGTATGCTAAAAGCAAAGTTAGAAGAATGAAAGGAGCAAGTGATGAAGGAAACTCAGAATCTCAAAAACTTTATTAATCGCCGTGAGCGCAAGGCTGCTCGCCGGCGGGATTATGTCCGTACGGCGTACTACGCCGCCGAGCACGACTGGCGTTACGGCTGGCGTGTGTGGACGCTGGTCAATGCTTTTCGGCGCCCTCTCGACCTGGGGCGCCCGGATGGGAGGGAAGAATGAAACCGTTTGACCCCGACCCTGCGACCTATCCAAGTTGGCTTAAAGTTAGCATCATAGAGGGAGCTATCCAGAAGATGGAAGCTCCCCGTCAGGTGTATCTTACGAGCCGAGCTAGCTTTAAGCTAATGGATGCTCAGAACAGACAGTATTTGGATGAGGCTTTCCGTCTGGCATATCGTATCACTTCTTTTTCAAACAATGACAACGATAAAGAATATAGAAAATTAATTAGCGTTCTGGTCAAGATGTGGAAAGGAGAATGACAGATGCTTTACGTACTACTAATTTTACTGTTCGTGTCCTTTTTCGTGTTCTTCCCCCGCCCGTAGGCGGGGGCGAACCCCAACTTCAATCCGTCCCTCCCTCATGAGGGAGGGACGCTATCCTCGATGATGCCAGTATCGACATCATCGAGGGGTGGGTTGGGAAGTGTACGTATCCTTTGACGATGCTGTGGATAGGGATGTGACTGTCCTTGCATACACAAGGACAGAAGCAAGATTAGTTTATCTTAATCTTAATAAGGAGTGTGTAGAATGGAAGTTAAAGTTGTGATGTCGTGTAACTGTGAGTGCCGGTGGCACGATTTAGACGTGCCGCCCGCGGTCAATGCTCCGTGTTATTGTGAAGCCCACGGAGACGTCGAAATTAAAGACGTCTCCGTAACCGGCGTCGCGGACTTCTTCGTCCGCGACATGTCCGGTAACTGGTGGCATTACGGGGAAATCATTTCGGATGAGGAGCTAGCTTTGATGCTAGCTCCCCTGGTGGAGGGGGAGGATTACGATACCTTCCCCGCATTTACCCGGAGCGTGCCTCCGGCATTAATTATTAAAATGGAGGTGTAACAATGAATACTTTCGATAAACGAACACTAAAAAGAGTATCAAGTGCGCTACTCTCTCTGTCGAGTAGCACGTACCTGTCCGTCCGAGTCCCATTCGGCCCCCAGGTTGACACCTGGGGGCGGAACGGGCGAAACCCGAAGTGGGCAGTCCGTGATAAAAGCCCACTTCTAGAAGAACTGGAGGGGTATTTCGTCTTCGACAACGGGAAGCACGCATGTATTGTTTCTTCATATTTCGTTAATTTAAACATCGATATTAAAACAGTATATGCCCCGATGCCCGTCCACGCCGTTCTCCCCCTGTTTAGGGGGGTGGGAGAGGTTTTCTTAGCCTCCCCCGAAGGGGTGAGGAGGATGTTTTTTCCTTGGGCTGTTGCTCACGTGTGGGTGGCAAACCCGTACGTCGAACTACTGAAAATCAGTTGAAAGGAAGGTGCAAAAATGGACGCAAAATTAGAAGTTACAAAAACCTCCCGTGGCAACCCCGCCCTCTGGGTGGGCGGGGGCGCCACTACCTCGAAATTCTCCGCCCGCTTCGTGATGCGGGCGGGGGAGCTAGCCCGGGCGTGCTTCATTGCCCGGCACGGGCACCGGTGCAATAGCGGGCAGGCACTGGTTGGTCTCAGAGAGGGAGACATCGTTGTTGAACTGAGCGGGAGACGCCCGGCGACGCCGGACAATCCAGACTTATTCATTCTCGCTCGTCGTATAATTAGCTTTGAAGACGATAACCAGCACAAAATTGCTATCGTCGAGTACGTCGACGTTTCTGTCGACGACATTCCCCCCTCCGTGTGGAGGGGGTGCGAAATCTATCACAACAGAGATGGACGCTACTTTATAGCTGAGTAGCGCCCACTCTCCCCCATTTCCTCGCCGGCTAACTAGCCGGCACCGGAGCCGGGGCTACTTACGACGTAGCCCCGGCATTTTTGTTTACCAACACCGCCCCGGTGGACACTGCTCAGCGTTCAGTGTCCACCCCTCACCGGACAAGGGGCGGGTAAGAAAAAAAATCCAGCGCGCCAAAATGCCGCCCAAGCTTCGGGGGCGCCACCCCCCCCCCTGGGCAACTTAAAAATGGCATTAGGCGCGGGCTAAAAATTTTTCGCCCCGATTCACGGGGCAGAAGATAAAAAACAAGAAAGGAGAATAAAAAATGTTTTACAAATACAACAACAAAATTTTTGAAGTAATTGCCATTCGGGACATCTATCCCGAAGAAGCTGCCTTCCCGTATTATATCTGCCGAAAGGGCGACCCTATTCCCAAAGGCTATACCATCATCTGCCGGGGTATCCGGCGATACAGTAATGATGGATTTGTTTACCTCTATCCCGTAAGGGATAACGAGGACGGAGATTTTCTCGTCTGTGTTTATGAGGGGGAGCAGGAGATAGACGAGAAAAGCTTTGAGGAGCTTCTCGAAAGGTATGAGCGCGCTTTAAATGGCGCGCTCTACGAGTACATAATCAAGGAGTATTCTAAAACTCACAGCGGAATATGGATATTGGAGGGAGAAACGAAATCAATTGATAATCCACCTGGGGACCCTGTGGAGGTGCAAAAAATCGAAATCTTGATTGAGAAATAAAACTATCGCCCCGCCTTTTGTCCGATGGGCGGGGCGAGAAAAAATTTTCATCTCGCCAAAAAATTCACCCTCAAAGCTTTGGGAATGTCATATCCCTAAACGGCTTAAAAATGGCGAGTAGAGAAATCTAAAAATTCACGCTTCGCGTGAGAAATAAAAAAAAAACAAGAAAGGAGTATAAAATGGACACTATCAATATCATATCGTTCACACTATCGGTTGCAAAATATACTACTGCAACCCCCGAAGAATTGGCTGAGTTAATTAGCCTAACTCGAAAATTGCACACAATAAATGAGCGCCTCTGTATGGAGGAAGATGTAGAACGCCTGCTAAAAAAGCAAGAACGCCTAATGGCGCATATTTATGATTTGGCAAACAAAATCGGAGCTAGTGCTGTTTGTGGTAGCGACCCTCGATTTGCAACCGTCAAACTTTTCTTCGAGGGTATGCCGAACTTCATGGATGGTATAAGTGTACCATATTAATAGGAGTATAAAATGAACGATATACTATACGTATTCACTGAAAAAACTCAAAAGGGATTCCCCACCCTTTGGGTTGGGGGCGGAGCAACCAGTAACCGTTTTTCCGCAACTTTTGTTTTACGGAACGGGGGGCTTGCTCCCGCAAGTTTTATTCGCACATCTAGATTTCGCTCCAATAACGAACAAGCCCTTGTCCCTCTCCAGAAGGGGGATATTCTGGTAGGTGTAGAGGGATTCCTCCCCGCAAGTCCGGACAACCCCGTAATCGGAATTCACGGGTGGAAAGTAAAGGGATTCAAAATCGGTGGTGATGATGACAATATACTTGCCATCACGGAATCCGTAGATGTTAGTGTAGATGATATTCCTTCCTCCGTCTGGGAGGGATGTAATATACTCTACAATCTGGATGGGAGATATTTTGTTTCCGAGTAAGTAATCTCCCCTCCCCACCTCCATTTGTAATTGCGCAACTGGAGCCGGGGTTATCTATGAAGATAACCCCGGCGTTTTTGTTTATTGATACAACTACGGGCAGATAATTTTGAAGAGTATTCTTACTAATGCATACGTTCCTTGTTCACTGGAGGAATCATGATTATCTTAATTACTTATCCCAATATCAAAACTTCAAAACCGAATACGTGAAACACGTTTACAAGCATTGACAAGTGCGAAAATTTGTTTCTGAGCTTCTGAAGAAAATTTTTTCCGCATGTCAAAAATTTTCCGCTCAAGGCTTCAAAAACGACTACACCATAGAGCAGCTTAAAAATGGCGCTAGACAAAACTAAAATTTTTCAGATTCTGAAAAGTTTTTCGGTTTTTGAGGAGGAAGACGGTAAGGTGAAAATTTTTCAAAAAACGAAAAAGTTTGCCAAGGCGCTAATGTTAAGAAAAGTTTAAAGAAAGTCGATGGCACAGAACAAAACTAAAAATTTTTCGCATATCTATCACTCTTTCAAAAATTCTTCGATTAACGAACGAATTGCAGGTATGCTAGTATAATAATTGTAGGAGATGAGATGTCATGTTACCACTCGAAAAAATAGAAGTTAATATACCTCTAAAAGAGTCAGAAATTGACCCAAAAGGGTTGGAGGAGATAGAGAAAATTTTAAATAAATCCGGGATTTTCCTGAACTTCTCTTATCTAATTGAGAGAATCTCCCCCGATTGGATAGTTTCAAAGGGGGAATTCGCAGGTACATTCCCCAAAAGATTTGCGAAGATTTGCAAACAATGGAAAATTACCCTTGATAATAGAATATTAGGGGATATTGGGAATATCGCCCGAAAATATACTCTTAATCGGATGTATTTTGTCGAATTCTCTAAAGATTTTAACTGGACTCCTGGAGAATTCGGCGATAAAAATTCTTGCTTCTTTGGTATTTATAGATACCAAAGGACAAGAATTAAACTATTAGGGGGATATGCAATGAAGGTTTATGATGAATCTCAATCCCCCCTTGGTAGAGCTTGGGTTCTACCTTATGATGAAAAGGAGAAAAACTTTCTGGTGTTTAATTCTTATAACACCAGGAATTATAATCTAATCTTCTTCGCCAGATTATTGGCGATTTATTTGGGGGGAATTTATGAAATGATAACCGGGAATATACCCAACATTTATACAAATAATAAACACTTTTACTTCATCACTACAGAGGGGGTAGAGTTTAGCTGGGCGGAACTGTGGAGGTATATAGAAAGTAACTTAATAATCTGCCCCACTTGCGGGGAATCTCACCCCATACTAGATTTAAAAACATACCTAAATGATACCAAGTTATATTGTCCATCATGTGGCACTACACTGGCAGGAGAGGAAGATGTTCAATATTAAAAGATTAAAAGAAAGTTGCTTAGAAAAAACTCCCGATTTAGTAAATAAAGGGAATAATTATCTATTTCGAAATACACAAAAGATTGCTCAAAATGCGGAGCAAGGTTTTATGAAGAAAACTTAGATTATAACTATATTTGCTGATATTATAGAAAGGCAGGAAAGCACAATGAGTAGTAAATTTATCAATCAAGAAAGAATAATAACCCAGTTGAACTATTTACAAAAAGAAATCGAGAAGGGGGCTAATTTTAATATTTTACTTAGGGCGCCCTCTGGGTATGGTAAAACTACCCTTGCCCTTAAATTCCTTGAGGGCAAGGATTATATAATGTATCCACCAGGAGAAGGGGACTTTTTTACAAATATAAGATTCCATTTTTTCGATGAGGCGCACACACTCAAAAATTTCGAGTTCCTCTATAGATTTATGGACTCGAAAAGATATACAATCATTCTCGCTACGAATTTATCGGGTTCTTTACCAGAACCTGTAATAAACAGATGTATAAACTTCGTTTTTGAAGAGTACTCCTCCGAACATATAAAAGAAATTTTAAAATCAAATTTAGAAATAACTTTAAAAGAAGAATTAATTGATTTTCTTAGTTATCAATGTAGAAATAACCCCCGTGTAACAAAAATGATAGCTTTTCGTCTATCAATTATCTGTAGATATGAAGGTATTCCTCAAACGATAGAAGAGTTGGAATGGTGTTTAAATAGAATAGGAATTTACAGATACGGATTGAATGAATTAGACTTAAGGTATTTGGAATTCCTGCAGGAAGTAAAAATATCCTCTTTGGAAAGACTTCAGAGAGGAACGGGGTTAGATAGAGATACAATTATTAATGAGATTGAACCCTACCTTGTGAAGATGGGATTTATTAGAATCTCATCAAGAGGTAGGGAATTTACAGAAAAAATATTAATATAAAAGAAGGATTGAAATAGATAAAGTGAAACGATTCAAAGCCCTTCTAGTTTTATCTTCACCACCCTAATTTTCGAGGGTGGTAAAAAAATTTAATTCCAAAAGTAAAATTTTACTAGAAATGGCACTTAAACTTTCTGGAATTTTTCCAAGTGATTTTTTGCCGGCAAAAATACCCTCTCTTCAATTTCAATTCTAACATGACGGCAATTATTTTACACATTATTCTCTTCCACTTTCGCTACCCATTCAAAAATTAAATTTAAAGCATTAAAAAGCCAGGAAAAATCCTGGCTTTTATAGCTGCAATTTGTATATAGCATTCCTCGTATCTAAAGTCCTAAATAACTTTATCATAATCCACAAACCCCGTTCTGGCACTCCACTTCTTCATACCCCGCTTGATGTTTAATCGCGTCTTTATAAGATATTCTTGTCAAGGGCTGCCCTCCTCTAGCACCATCTGGATAGACAGTTATACCCCTTAAATGCTTTAAAAATGGCAAAAGTATTTTCCCAAATTTTTCGTAATCATTATTAAATTCACTTCCCCAAGCGGGCAAATTTATGGTACTTGAAATTGCGTTGTCAACATATTTCTGAACAAATGCCTGGAATTCTATTCTTCTTTTTACATCTTGCGCTAGGGAAAACGAGTCCTCAATATCATCTGGATTTATCCCAAAAAGGTTAACTAACCTCTCCGCTACGGGGTCAATAACTACCATCTCCTTCCAGCCGGAGGGTGTTAAATACCTCCTTAAGTAAGCTACACCAAAAATCGGCTCAATGCCAGAGGTTGTCTCACCTATGATAGAAATCGAACCAGTCGGGGCAATAGCTCTCTTCTTTATCGGGACATTTATACTAAACTTATTTGCCCACTTTTCAGCAAATTCATCTGATTTCTCCTGCCAAATTCTTAACCACTCTCCTAATTCGAGATTGGCTTCATATTGATAGCCTCTCAAAATTAACCATTCATGGATACCCATTAATCCTAAACCAGTTCGCCTATTCTTCTCCCTAACATTTTTTACTAAGGGATAAGGAACGTCAGAATATTCTGTCCCGCATAATAAAAATATCATAGCTAATTCAGTAATCCACTCCAATTCATCTGTATTACTAATATTCGCTAGATTAATACTTCCTAAACAGCAGACATCACAGTCATCTTCAGAGACAATTTCCGTACAAGCATTCCGTAAAGACTCACTGGGATTATCGTAATCAATACTAAAACCAGGCTCGCCTGTTTTACACATTCTCTCTACAGTATCCCAATAGACTTTTTGAGCTTTCTCATCGCCCTTTTCAAACGCTTCAAAAAATTCCTTATCCAAAATAACTGAAATATTGGTCATATCCATTGTGGCAGGAAAATTAAAATCTTTCTCCTTTAGCTTTCTAATTTCTGGCTGCCAATTTTTCATCTTAATAAAATCAAAAATATCGTCATGTTTCCAGCTTAACCCACCCCAAATTGCTGACCTTCGCTTTCCTCCACACATCACTCCCCTGCCGATTTCATTGATTACATTCATCAAGGGAAGAGGACCCGAAGCAGTTCCTCCGGAACTTTTAAGAGCAGAACCGTAAGGTCTAATCTGTGAATAATCCACACCAACCCCGCCCCCAGACATCAGCATTAAAGAGGCTTTTTTCATCAATTCTCCCCAGCCTTCTCTTGAATCTTCAGCTCGGAGGAGGAAGCAGTTATTTACCTGGTGAAACTTTCTTCCCGCCTGGGCTAAAAACCTTCCACCAGGGGTAAATTTTTTCCGTACAATAATTTCATAAATAGCGTCCTTTATAGATTGCTGGACATCAAAAACACTTAAAACATTATCAACAACCCTTTGAGCAACCTCTTCCCAAGTCTCTTTCATACCGTTACCTTTATCCCAAGCATAACGCAGGTTAAGAATTTCTTGTGATAGGGACATAAAAATACCTCCTTAAAATTGTGTTAAAATGGCGATTTTAGTTAACTAAAATTATTAAGAAGCTGTTTATGTCAGAATTATCCGATGCCCATCAAGGCATTAAGACTCTTCAAATGGTATGACTACTCCTTACTAATCTTTTTATTAACTTCGGCAGCCTCTAAAGCAAGGATAGCTTCATAAACCTCTCTTTCCGTATCAAAAGCTAACCCTGTTACATACCCCACAATTGTTTCAGTGTCTAATGAATATTTAGCAACTCGCCAAAGTTTTTCCTCTCCTATATAAACTGGTCGATAAATAATTCTTTCTACCATATTTTCTACTCCTTTCTATCTAAGGAATTTAATCTCGCATTTGCAATCTCACAATATTTAAGATTTATATCTATTCCAATAAAATTTCTACCCAACTTTTTTGCAGCAACGGCTGTAGTACCGCTCCCTACAAAAGGGTCAAGAACTAAATCTCCTACAAAAGTTGATAATTTTATTATCCTAGCAGGAATTTCCTCAGGAAACGGCGCTGGGTGTTTAGCTCTTAAAGCATTCTCTGGTCGTACCTCCCAAACCTGCATACCATATACCTTAAACTCCTCACTGGTTAAGCTTGATAATTTCCTCATTTCATCAGTAATATCAGTTCTTTTACCCTTCTTCTTAAACCATAAAATAAATTCACACTCCCCAACAATGGGAATAGAACCTGGCGAACCAAATCTTCCATAACTACCCAATAATCTAGAAGCTCCTCCGCTGGCGTGCTTTCCTCTAATCTTCCTCCAAAGTACTAAATCCTTATAATCATAAATTTTTGATAACTCAGCAGTTAAAAAGGCGTGAGTAGGAAGCGTAATATTACGCTTATATTCCGACTTCAAACTAGTGTGGACATCATCAACATTAATCCACAAATGACCGCCAGGTTTCAAAACCCTTTCAGACTCTATAAAAATATTGATTAGAGAACTCAAGTATTTCTCATATCCAGATTGAGTTTTATAAGTATCCTCATACTCTTTTCCAGCATAGTAAGGTGGTGATGTAACTACACAATCAATAAAACTATCTGGAAAAGTTTTCAATACTTCTAGAGAATCGCCACAAATTATTGTATTGTACTTCACCGCCGTAAATCCACCTAAAAAATTCATTTTACCTGAAACTTTCTTTCTATCGATTAATTCCTCCATCATTATTTCTATTTGTCTCGGAAAGAAACAAAACCAATTCAATTGTATCACTAATCTGCGGTAAAAGAATTAGCTGGGCGATTGCATCACCTTCTTTGATATAAATTTTTTTATTTAGCACATTAAATATTCTAACTTTTATCTCGCCTCTATAATTATTATCTACAATCCCAGCTCCGACTATATATTCTTTAGAGCTTTTGTTTGTAATCCAGCCAAAAAACCCGCTTGGCAATTCAATAGCGATGCCTGTAGGAATGATTGCGGTTGTGTGAGGCTCAATAACTACATCAATAGTAGAATATAAGTCAAAACCAGCATCACCCGCATATTTTTTAGTTGGCAGTTTAGATTCTTCAGTAAGTCTGCAAACCTTCATTTTCTTTCTCCATATTTTATAGCGTCATGAACTAAAATTAAAATCAATGCAAAAGTAGCTGTGGCTGAAAAAGCAAAAAATATTTGTAATACCCCACTTTCAAAAACAGCACCAACGATAAAGAGAATAAAAAATATAATAAACATTGAGACAATTTTTAAACATTCACCAATTGTTAGAGGTGTATAATCGTTATCCATCTCACTAATCCTTTCCTAATAAAATAGCCTCTAAATCAGAATAGTTATAATAATCCCCACCACCGTCTAATCGTGCCATCAGACCAAAAACAACATTTTTAAGAATCGGCTCAGGAAAACACAGTAGAAAAATATTACGAACTTCTCTAGGACTATCATCGACAATTCTATTTTTAACCACCTTGAAAAATTCAATAGGCTTAAGCTCTACAAAATGCTCAATAGGCGTTAAAGTAAACTCACTCTGTTTAATATTCTTTTTAGCATCTTGAAAAATATCTAAAAGTCCTTGCTCGTCCTTAATAGATAAAATCCCACTAAAGAAATTCTGCCTATGTTTCTCACTAAAAGTTAATTTAATATCCATTTTATCCTCCTCTCTAGTCAGATTCTTCTATTCGTTTTTTAGCAATTTCAAAAGTTTCCTTGTCTAGCTCAATTCCTATAAAATTTCTTCCTAGTTTCTTGCAAGCTACTCCAACAGTCCCTGTACCCATAAAAGGGTCTAAAACGATATCACCTGGGCTTGTAACTTGCAAACAGTAAGAAGCCCAGGATAAGCTTTGCTGCCAACCATGTAATGTCTTCTCTCTTTCACAAAAAAAACATATCCCTCATAAAACCTTTATGTCGATAAGCACCTTTTACCCACCAGCCTATGGGTTTCCACAGCACCTGGATTCCTATGCGCATCCTGGCGTGTTTATTTCCCTTCTCCTGATTCATACAGATAATCCAACGCCATTTCAAAAATTTGCTTGTTTCTGCAATAATTTCAGGCATAGCATAGTGAGGAATTATTGCAAAATAACTACCTCCTTTCTGTAAAATCCGATAAATGTGAGGCAAAATATCTATATAAAGATTGAGGTACTGTTTAGCATAAGGCGGGTCGAGTACAACTACCTTTATACTTTCATCTGGAATTTTATCAAAAATATTAAAGCAATTATCATTATATAAAGTAATATTACCAGTCATTTCCTTTTTAGTTATCATCCTCCGCTGTATAATTATCGCATACGTAATTTACAGCCACTCCGTTATTATCTAAAAAATTTTCTAGAGCATTCCAATAATCATTATCATTTAGGTCATATTCTGGAGGAGTTTGACCTCCTAGTCCACAATATAAATTATCAAAACTACTCTCTATTGAGCGAAGATACTTGCATGTATAACAAGTATCTACCCGACGAAAATTTTTACGCATTTTATATTCTCCTTTCTAATCGACCCACTATGATTCATAATAATCACAAATATAATCAGGCTCTATTCCATAGAGCTTCAAAAATTTTTGAAGCGCTCTTCTAGAAGCTTCCTCATCATCGGGATTAAATTTAGGAGGCTTTTCCCTATAAAAACCACAATAAAAATAATCATTAAAAACGCTGCGAAAATATTTACAAGTTTCACAACAATCTGCTTTCCGCAAATTTTTCATTTAATATTCACATTACCTTATTTGCAATCCAAATGAAAATACAAATTTATAAATTTTGATATGTAAAATATCTAAAATACCTGCCATATAACTAAAAATTTCGATTGAAAGTAAGCTGGGGGTTTCACCCCAAAAATACCCAGCCTCCAAATAAAACCTAGTTCCAATATTTCTCATCCCTTTGCTCCTTCCAATATTTTTTCCTTTTCGTTTGAGTTTTTTGGACATGCACGTCAACAACTTTCGAAAGGCAGTCCAAACAAATGTTTTGATACTTATCAAAAAAGTAATCTGGTCGTTTCTTGTGGCAAATAGGACAACGTTTCATGGCTTCAATCCTTTCTATTTTGATTGTACTCATATTATAGCATAAAGCTTGAAAAATGTCAAGAAGTCATAGGTTAAGGCTTCTTAACAATCTGATAGGCTTTTCGACTCTTTGAATTAACAATCCTTAACAAGTCGGTTTTGCTACCGCCATCTCTAAAGTAATCAACTGGGTCATAGCCCTTCTTTTCAAAATCTTCAAAGCAATAGATATAACAGCGCTCAACGCCAAGCCGTTTAGCAGTGGCTAGTGCCATATTCATCCCACCGCTATCGTTATCAAACAAAATAAAAATCTTTTTTACATTAACAAATAAAGAATAATATCGAGGTCTAATAATGCCAAATGAACTAATCGCAGGTAGCCCAACTTGAATTAAGTTCAAAGCGTCTATTGAGCCTTCTGTAATAAAGACAGTATTCACAAAGTTAAGAATATCCACATTAAAAATAACCTGACCTACATTCGCATAATATTGCTTGATTTGCTTAGATGGAATATCTCGTCTAAGTTCAATATTAAGTAGCTTATCGCTCTTATAGTACGGTATTGAATACCAACCATTGTAATATCCTAACATAAATCTATCAATGGTAGCATCAGTTAAATTTCGGCGATAGAAATAATCTCGATTATTTTTTCCAGCTTCATAAAAAAATTTAACCAAACTTTCATCCTGCTCCTGCTCTTGCTCATCAGAAGCTTCAGAAATCGTTTGCAAGTAATTTAAATAACCATTCTCTCTTAAAAAATTATTAGCTTGCTCCTTAGAAAAACCTCTTACAAAGATAAGATATTCAACTACCCCGCCAAATAAACCAACAGAATTCCAATAAAACTTTTCATGTTGTTTATCAACTACAAGTGAATCATGTTTCCGAGCCTTTAACCACCGCTCAGTTTCATTCTTAATACCAAAATCCTCTTGCACCAATTTAGCTAGAACGCTCATAGATGCTCAATAATCTTATTTGTTTCAGCATTAAAAATGGCGAATAATGTACCTGTAGCCCCCTCCCGATGTTTACGGATAATAAACTCCATTAAGTCTTTTTGAGCAGTGTTTGGGTTATACATTACATCCCTATAAAGCATAAGAACAACATTAGCGTCTTGCTCCAGCCCACCACTCTCCCTCAAATCGGATAATATAGGTCTTTTATCACCTCTTAGTTCAGTAAGTCTATTTAATTGAGAATACGCAATTACAGTAACATCTAAAGCATTTGCTAAAACTTTTAAACTTCTTGATATAGATGAAAATTCCCGCACTGCATTTGCATTATCCGCAATATCAATAAGTTGTAGATAATCTATATGAACAAGTTTTATTCCGTTTGTATGAACCAGCCTTCTAGCTGTACTCCTAATATAGTAAATATTTGCGTCAAATTTTGTATCAATAAATAAAGGCAATTCTTTTATATTTTGCGCTTCTTGTTTAATAATTTCCAACTGCTCTTGATTAATCAATCCCAATCGAATATTCGTAATCGGAATCCCAGTTCTCAAAGCTAGTAATCGATAAACTAAAGCCGTTTTATTCATTTCTAAAGAAAAAATGAGGCTAGGTATTCCGTTAGAAATAGCTGCGTTTATTGAATTCAAACACCATGCAGTCTTGCCCATACTAGGTCTACCCGCTACATACCACAAATCACCTGAAATAAATCCTCCAGTAATAGCGTCAAGGTGTTTAAATCCAGTCGTAACATCTATTTTATTTTGGGACTGTATTTTATGCTCCAAGGCTCCGATAGATTCTGGAATTGCTGCCCCAAGTTTAGATACAAAAGAATCATCAGATAGAGTATCCAGATTATCTAGATAATTTTTTAGCTCATAAACCAAATTATCAACTCTATCAACTGGAATAGTAGATGAATCTAAGTTATTCAGCATTCTAACAAGTCGACGCCTTTTATAATGCTTTACCAATAAACTAATATACTCTTTTAAATTCTCAACATAATATTGAGAATCTTTCAGATACCTAAGATAATCAATCCCTCCACAAGTTTCAAGCATGTTTCTCGATGCTAAAGTACTATGCACCAAGTCAAAAGAGGGCAAGAATCCGCTAATAGAAAGAGATTTAATTACCTCAAAAAGGCTTTTATTAACAGACGATGAAAAAATATCAGAGGGCAGACTCTGATATTCAAGCACTAACTCAGGGTTATTAATAAACAAAGACAGTACAGCAACTTCTAAAGTAGTAGAATCTTCAATCATTTTAACCTACTTTTGATAGCTTAAAGATTTCTCTAACCTTATCAGCTTTCTCAGAATTATCTTCTTGGGGAAATTCCCAATCAGAAATATATCGATAAACTCTGCCACAAAATAAACAGACAAAATAAATTACAGATTCATCGTCAAAATCAATTCTTGTTATCTTAAGACAGGAGTTGCAAAATTTACATTTCATAAAATTTATCGACCTCCAAATTCATTATACTCATATTCTCCGCTAAGTAAACCTTCGATAAACTTACCATCAGTATCAGTACGTGTACTAAACTCATCCCAACTGATTTTTGTACCACTCTGGGATTCCTTTGATAATTTCACGGGAAATATCTTTCCAGTAATGATTGAATAAAGCCTCGCAAATATTTTCATACTCTTCCTTTCTAACATCTGCTAAAACCTCATCAATAATCCTAGGAATATCCCTCGGACTATCTTCTAATAATCCTCTCTCTTTCAGGTGGATTACAGCCTTCTGCCACCTAGCCTCAGTCCTCAAAGCTGTACCTAGCTCTTTTACTATATTAGATTGAGACCAAACCTGCTTAGCCACTTCTTTAAATTTATCTGATACAATCTTAGCTACTAAAATTTTCTTATCAGCGCCAAAAAGGTTATAGTTTTTAATTACAACCCCCTCAACAAGCGAACCTCCTAAAAAAGATTCTCTATCTAATAACCTTTCTAATTCTTCTACGTTAGATACAACCCCACTATAGAGTACTGGTACAACTTCAATACCTAACCGATTAAACTCTTCCAGCTTCTCTTCGGGAGAGAGATAATCTTCATACCCCCTATCAATATCAAAACCAGCAATAAAAGTCCTAGGCGTTCTAGAGTATTTAATAACATTGTGTTTTTCTCTGCTTATACACTCACCTCTGTAGATATACCCAGGAGTTAATAACGCCTGAATAGATAAAACAAACTCAACGGCAGGTTTAAAAAGGCTTTGAGGATACTCCAAATTAATCTCAACATTCTTTGAGAAACAATGAACAGTGCCAGTATTCCTGTCTTTGTAAAAAGAAAATTGACTACCGTCAACCTTTTCTTCAACAACGACAGGCGTAGAAAAAATATCTCTAACTTGTTTATGATACAGGCTGAAAACTTCAGGATAAGAGTGATACATCCTCATCACCCTTCCTTATCTCATACTGCTGAAGGGTTGCCCCAGCATTTTCCATATCCTCTAAAGTCCATTCCTGACCTCTAGGAGACTTCCCAGACTTAAATTCAATCGCAAAATATTTAGCCGTTAAAGATGCTAAAGGAGGGGGCAATACCCCGATTACAATTGCACCATTAACATCGGCTTCAGAAACTTCCACCTTTACCTCCCAATCTAGTGTATTGGGATAATGCTTGTGAATCCAATCAACAGCTCCTTTATGTCTAGTTACAATTAGTTTACGCATAATTAACCTCCTGTAAAATTAGATTTAGCCAATCTTCATAACTCACTTCATAGTCAATCTCAGGTTTATCACCCAAGACGCACGCCCACCAGCCTTCTTTTTCAATATCCGTTGCTATAGAGTAAAAATCAAAATTATCGTAGTGATAATCCTCTTCAACTATATTATCTTGAATCCTCCACTCCATTTTCAACTCCTTTCTATCCATTCTTTATATTCATTAACAACCATTTGAATTGTTTTATAATTAATAAATTTCCTAAATAATATAAATTTAAGAATTGCCGTTAGCGCAAATATAGGAATGACTAAATTTCCATCCTTCGTTATATAAATCCCCAGATTATGAGGATTTTTTATAACTAAATTATTTTTCAATCTATGAATATAAATCATAATACTGAAGTATTAGGTTGTACTAATTCTATACCGTCAAATTCTTTTATTATTCCTAAGGAAATATATATTTCTAACATAGCTTTTTGATATGCCCTAAATATATCACTATCAAAACCTGATGCACTAAATATCATTTCCTCAGGCTGCCCATCTTTATAAATAATTCTTTTATAACTAATGTCTACCTGAACAATATTATTGTTCAAGGCTTTTACCTGCATTACAGAAATAATTTCCGCATCTGGGTTTTTCATAATTCATCCTTTCTTTAGTTGATATTGTACATATATTATAACATACTTTATCAGTTTGTCAAGAGTTAAATACTTCTCTTTGACCACTTTCTGAACGGTTCAAGTTGATTATGTAACGCTTCCAGTATCTCAACATCTGCCTTGTTATGCTCTAGGACAGCCTTCAGCGCGTTTGACTCACCTAGCGATGCTTTCATCCAAACAAGAGAATCTAGATGAGTTTTACCCTCTATACCCACCAGCCGACAAGCATTCTCTAGAGTATTTCTACTCAATTTCAATTTAGAACGCACTGTCCAATACAAATCCCAAGTATAAATTTCTCCATAAGCTGGAAATTCTAGTTTATGGTACAAAGCCCTAGTCCTTATAAAGGGTAGGTCAAACCTGTCGCCGTAATATGTAATAATGATTTTAAAAGACTTAAGTTGTCCAATCAAAGATTTTACAATCCGATAATCAAATGAATATGAAGATAAATCCTTTTTTGAAATTACATCATAATATATCTTACCATCTTTTTCTTTTACACACCAAGAAAGCATAAAACCATAATCACCGTTTAATTGAGTTGTTTCAATATCTAAATACCCAATTCTATATGCAGGATATTTATACCAAGGCTGACCAGTCTTCTTTTCGAAGTCTTTATCATCAACATATCCCTGCGCAAAACAAGATGGATGCTCTTCAATTGTGTGTCTATGTTTACAACGTAATATCACTACTTAACTCCTTATTAAAAGTCTGAATTAGTTTTCTAAATTCGGCTTCTGTAAGATTATATTTCTTCATCAAATATCTAGCGTAACCTTCATTTGTGAATTTCCCGCCTAAATATAAAGCTAGTTTGTTGCAGATACTATCAAATTTTTTGGAAATTGTTATTCTGGAAATGCCATAAATCTTTTCCAAACTACGAAAAGATTTATTTAGCGTAATAAGATTTAAAATTAAAATTTCTTCATCTGTAATTAAACCAGCTTTATATAAAGTTTCTATCTTAGTCTCCAAGGCCATTAAATCGTCATACAAATCAGAATCAAAATTAAAATAAACAACATCATCTACCTGCTGAACGATAGATGTTTTTATTTCGTCTCGATTTAGCAATAACAGCTTAATATAAGCACTCATGCCTTTCGTTCATTTGCCGACTGTGTTCGCCATAAATCAGCAATCATTTTATAGAGGTCTAATTGTCTGGATTTATAATTCACTTCTGATTCTAATTCAATCAGCTTAGCTCGTAATTTTGAAAGTTCATTGTTTAAACCCGTGATAGCATATGTAGCTTGAATCTGAGAGATAGGCAGTGGCTTACCATTTTTAAAATATTGAGGATTATTTGTTACAAGATTAACAACCTCAGCCTCTTTGAGTTTGATTGCCAATTTAACTTTACCCAGCTCTTGCTCTAACTGATATAATTCAAAAATCGTATCTTGAACTTTTTCAATATCAGGTAAATCAATTAACTTTGTCATATAAATCCTCCAGTTCCTTCAATAATTCCTTATACCTTTGACACACTTTAAAAGATTTTTTTATCAATCTATCGTTATAATAAAAGGGAGATAACATCAAAAACCTTTGACGATAGTATTCAAAATCATTAGCCGATAAATTATAAATAGCAATAGGGCTTATATCTAAATCGGCATCCCAACCATAGAAATTTAAAAAATCATAGAGAACATCCTCTATATAATCAACAGGTAACTTTAGCCTCCTGCTAATAGTCAAATTGCTATACCCCTCAACACATAGTCTAAAAATATCAATACAGGCTGCTAAATCTAAATATCGAGGAGGCACATTA